CCGCTCTCGCCGGTGGCCCGAGCGGTAGCGAGGCTGCCGACTTTGTCACTGATGAGATGGGTCTTCCACCACTCGTACAATACCAAGACTTCTTCGGGAGTGCCGACCCAACGGAGCAAAAGGGAGTCGAGGCTGACGGACTCGCCTTTCTGAGTGGAGTCGAAAGCAGAGAAGTCATTCATGGTGCCCACAGTTTCAACGTTCCATCGAGACTCCACGAAGGCGTTAAGGTCTGGAATTGAGCGCCCGGCGTTGAGGAAGACGTTGTCAGGGCAGTGGCGCTGGAGGACGCGCAGAGCTAGTTTCCAGTACGGTCCAAAGACGCCGATGCACTCCTCGGAGGTCTGCATGAGGGATGCGCCAGCCTTGGGTTCGGACAACTGGAAAGCCTCCATCTTAGCCTTAGCTTGGGACTTCATGAAGTGGTGCACCTCATTCATGCGGAGGAGTGGATCTGACCGCGACTCGAGAATCTCCAAACGAGCAGCATTGGCTCCATCGACGCGTTTGTAAGCTTGTTCGAAGACGCACTCGCTGAAGTCCTCGTGGGTGTAGTCCGGGACGACAGGCAGCCGCATGGCATTGGAGAAAAGGAACCACAGGTGCATGCCTATCATACGCCGATTGCGGAGGTCCTCCTCGTTTTCTGCGGCTGACGCTCTCAACAAACGCTTCTTCCACGTCGCACTCTCGAGAGGCTTGTCGCCGAAGGTGTGCTTCGGGAAAATGAGAGCGGCCAGCTCGGTGTAACGCGAGTCGTCATAGCAATTGCTCATGCCGAAGGCATTGACGAACTCACGGCGAACGCGGTCTATGGTGTCACCTAGTATGTAAGCCTCAAGAACTTCGTCTTCAACGAGGTGGCTCATGGTAGGAGGGATGATGGCCGGCGTAAGCTCGACTTCCGCAGAAGGAGACTCGACGGCATCAGGGAGAACGGTAAGGGGATGGTGCATGGACATGGCGGGGCCTAAGACTGAGTACGGTCGGTCAGTCGAGAAACCCTTGCTGAGGGCGGCGGGGTCGGGTTGGGCGGCGGTGGCTCTGGCACTGCGGACGGCTCGAATCATGGCGGCACGGCGCACAATGGCCAAGTTGTAGGGGGCGAGGACGTTGCCCTCAAAATCGAATGAGCCGCTCTGGGAGGGGAAGGCGGAGAAGACGGGATGCGACCAGAATCGAGCGGCTGACCCGGGGGCGCTGGTTAAAACGAAGATAACATTTTTCCGAGCACGGGTAATGGCCGTA